TGAAGAAGCACATTCACCCACATGCCCATTGGGAAATTGCCCGCGGGACGCCGCAGCAAGCGGCGGATTACTGCAAGAAGGACGGAGACTTTGTCGAAGTAGGCGAGTTGCCTCAGTCCAACGGCAGCGCCGGAGGCGCAGGTAACAAAAGACGTTGGGTAGAAGCCTTTGAAAATGCAAAGCTAGGCAAGTTTGATGATATCGACCCACAGATTCGGATAATGTATCATCGGACTCTGAAACAGATCAATGTGGACCACTTGTTAGAACACGCACAGCTGGATGGCGAGCTTGAAAATTTGTGGTATCATGGCCCCCCAGGCAGCGGCAAGAGCCGCCACGCACGCGAGCAACATAGTGACATATACCTTAAGGCACTCAACCATTGGTGGGATGGATATCGAGGTGAAGACACTGTGCTCATTGAAGAATGGGAACTCACAAGTGGGAAATATCTGGGCCACCACCTCAAGATTTGGGCCGATCGGTACGCCTTTGCCCCAGAGATCAAAGGCTCCCATCTACCTAAGCAGAGGCCAAAAAGAATCATCATTACAAGTAACTACTCCATTGACGAATGCTTCGGACCAGACGTGGATAGACAGCTCAACCTCGCAATCAGACGACGATTTCGAGAAGTGGAGTTTCCAATCGTGGGACAGCGTGTAGAAGAGGACTTTAGTTAGGGCGCGCCGCAGGCGGGTTCATGGTATACACGCGTAGAGTTAAGACAATAAAAACCATTGTTATAAAAAGGCCGTCCGCAGGACTTAATGAACATTGAGTGTCCAGCGCTATCCCTAGGCAGTATTACCTAGGGATAGCGCTAGACCGGACCAACGTCCGGTCTATATAAGCGAGCGCAGCGAGCTGTCCCACATCAGCCATGGAGGATATCCGAAAGTACATTAAGGCCGCCGATGGCGGCCGCGCCATGGCTGAAGGAGGCAATGGTCAACGGGCCGTACGTTTCGCGAAGCGAAATCGTTACGGTCAGGATACGTACAAGATGCGTTTGCCCAGTCATTTCAGGTATTGTCTTCGTTTGTTGACGTATACGACAGCTCAAACAAACCTTGCGGCCGCCGGAGGCGTGCCGTTGTTGCCGACAAGCGACACCCCGGCTACGCCGGGGTACAATCTTCGCCCGGAGGGCGAAGAGCCGTTGCAGTACAGAAACCTTGGTGATCGTGTTACCGTAGGTAACAATGGTACGATGTCTTTGAACGCATCAGGTGTGTCTTGGTATTGGGGTGAGAAACTCCCCGATATCAATTGCCCCTGGTTGGAGACTTACTTCGCGTTCAAAATCGATTTGATTGGATTCAACGTTTGTGATCCGAAGCAATTTTCTGAAAATTGCCAAAGGTTTCAGTATGTCAAACAAGGTCCTGCCTGTTTGACTTTTGTTTGGCCCGACCCACCGATTGGAGACGCAGGTCCAGTTAGACGGCAGTATCCTTTGGCGACATCTCAACAGATGGCCGGAGGCGGCCAACCCGCAGGGTTTGGCTCGTCTTATCTTCAAGCCAACATTGAGGAGCGTGGTATAGGAGCATGGGAGATGATCATTATCCCGCCCCGCAAAATGAAAAGCGTGAATTTGGCAGCCATTGTGAATCAAGCAGGCTGGGACAGCCTCATTGATATGGGCTTTAAGCCCCGCCAAACGATGAAAGTGACGAAGGTGTATTGCAGCAACGGTGGAGTAGACCCTGAGGATTTGGTGAACATTACGCAGGCATCGCAGTCGAAGAGTCGTTCATCTAACAACATTTCAAGCAATCTTTCAGATTTGACGTGGCGCAAAATGAATTATGTTGACACGGAAGAAGTGTGCCAGTTTACAGATGTTGCGGACCCTGGAACAGGTATTGCTCCGACGTCCTATGGCACAATTCAGCAAACGAATCGTCAAGGTTACCCTGCAATTCCGATGGGATCAGCGATTGCGTTTCGATTCAGACAGTTTGCCCCTGTGCAGCAGACGTACGATGCAGAAGGAGTAGTGACCTCAACCTTACAAACGTGCACCCGACAGACAATTCCATGTGATTTGTTTATTGATTCAGTCACGACATTCAAAGCTCCTGTCAAGGGCACATTTGACCTTGATTTGCCTTGGTCTAACCCAACATCGCAGGCATCTCCATGAGTAAATCAATAGTAGCCTGATCTTTTACCTTTTGCTTTGCCTATAGACGCGTAGTAGCTTCCTGAACGCCGCAAAGAGGCCTTGTAACCAGCACGGCCACCTATGTAACGAGAGTAGACCTTGGATTTCTTCGCTGCAACTTTCTTCCTCGCAAGAAAGCCCCGAACTAGTTTCTGAATTTTGGTAGCAGCTTTGGTTCTTTTCCGCATTCTGCGGAAGCGCACACGAGGACCGTAAGGCATATTGACGCATTCATGCTGTCAATACAGAAAAGCGGCTTAAATACTAAATTTTTTAGGTCCAGTCCAAGGGTCCGACCAGAAGGTACCTATATGCATAACGCTGGACTTTCCACGTAGCACGCATAGCCTAGTGGGTGGTGAGGAAAACGTACCACACCCACTCTAACACCGCTGTTCAATTCCCACTAGGTACAACCGAATTTTCAGTACAAAAAAAATGGAGACCCCTAAGTCGACTGTGATCACTCTGTCCAATGGAGGCACCCAAACTGGTACGTGGCAGTGTCCCATCAAGTTCGGTTCGAAGGAAGACTGGCTCCTTGCCAGACTCGTTGACCCAGACTGTTATGTCGTGGCGCATTACCCTGCGACCACCCGTGAAAATCCTGTAGTGATTGACTAATAAATACGCAGGCAGCCGTGCCCGGCATTGGGTGTTCACTCTGAACAACCCCAATTGCATGGAGAACACTGGCTCTTTTCTTCCCGAGGACGCCGAGTACTATGTATTTGGAAGAGAAGTAGGAGAAAGTGGAACGCCACATTTACAAGGGTACATTTGTCTTAAAGAGAAAAAGGCTTTAGCCTGGATGAAGAAGCACATTCACCCACATGCCCATTGGGAAATTGCCCGCGGGACGCCGCAGCAAGCGGCGGATTACTGCAAGAAGGACGGAGACTTTGTCGAAGTAGGCGAGTTGCCTCAGTCCAA